AGGTCCGTCGATGTCTGCCGACAGCTCGCGAGATTTGCCGGACGATGTTCGGCACGACTCGCATACCTGACGAGTTCTGGCTGTCGTACTTCGAGGCATGCCAAGCGGACGACTTCTGCGCAGGTCGGACGGTCGGCACCGGAACGCACGCAAACTGGCGACCGGATTTCGAGTACCTGACCCGCGCTGAGGTGATGACGCGGATTTTTGACAGAGCATCGGAGGCCAATCGATGAAGCAGCAAGCAATCCAGCTACCAGACCCGCGCGAAACCGCCTCCGTCGCACGCATCGCGCTCGAAACTGCAATCAAGGATGCGCCAGCCTACGGCCAAAAAGTCGGGCAACAGCGCATCGACTACTACCGCCAGCGGCTAGAACACATTGAGCGCCGTGAGCGCGAAAGGGGAATTGCATGAGCCGCATCGAACTGCACGACCTGCCAGCACGAATGCGACTGCTATCCGTCGAGCTTGAGCAAGTTGGCGCTGCCATCTCGTACTTCGGCGGCTTTGGCCCATTTGGCGAATGGGGGCGTCTGCTGACCGAGCAAACCGCGCCGATGATGCGTGAGATTGCGGAGCACCTGCAAAAAATGCAGGTAGGCGGATCAGCATGAGCGGCTCCAACTCAAACCGCGTCCCGCCATGCCACAACCGACCCGAGCGCGCGGAGGGCTGGTGGTATCGAAACGGCCACCGAGCGACCGACCTGAAACCGCGCCTTCGCTGGCAGCGTCGGTGGTTCACCGACCGCTGCGCTGCCTACGACTCGCATCCGAGCACCGTACCTGTCCCTGTCGCCGAGAACTGGCTATGCGCCGGTTGCCGGTGGATGCCTGAGCGGGTGGCGACATGACAGACCAGAAAAAGCCTAAGGGACATCCGCACATCCGCAAGCCGAAAGCTGGACACCCGTGGAAAGCATTCGCGGCCTGCGCAAGGGCTGAGAACAGGCGCGACGCGGACGCGAAGCAAACCACGACGAAGCCGAAGGTTCCGAAATGAGCGCAGCACATTGCGTACTCGGTGGCCTGATGATCGACGCGAGCAAGTGCGCGCTGATCGACTGGCTACCCGCTGAGGCGTTTGGCGAGGAACGCGAGGCCGCGCTTTACCGCCTGATCAGAGACATGCACAGCAAAGGCGATCCGGTTGACGTGATCACCGTTGCAGAGCGGTCGCCGGAAGGCTGGCTGGATCATGAGATTTTGCAGCTCGCAGGAGACACTCCAAGCGCATCGAACGTCGTAGCCTATGCCGAGATATTGCTACAGGCGTGGAAGCGCAGCAGCGTGGCGCGCGTTGCGTCTGCGCTGGCGTCAGACATGCGCGGAGATGCCGACTTGGACGCCGCATCGATTGCGGCAGTGTCGAAAATCAACGAAATCACCGCCTCAACGCAGCGATCCGGGCCGATGTCGGCAAAGTCGGCGCTCAAGGGCTGGTTTGCCGAGTTCCAGCGCCGCGCGCAGTCAGGCGAGACAATGACAGGACTGCCGACGCCGTGGACTGAAATCAACGCGCTCACGTATGGGCTTGATCCTGGCCGCCTTTACGTGATCGCCGGGCGACCCGGTGCCGGAAAATCCGTGCTCGGTGAAAACCTTTGGTCATTCACGGCCATGAGTGGCAAGCGCGCGCTGATGTTCTCGCTTGAAATGCCAGCAAGCGAAATGCTGCAGCGTTCGATTGCGTCGCGCGGCGGCGTGTCGTGGGACTTCCTGCGCAATCCGACGAAAAACCACGATGACAGCGATTCGGCGCGGATGTCATCGATTGTTGCCGAGCTTGCGCAGTCGCCAATGCTGATCGATGAGACTCCATCGATCACGATTCAGCAACTATCGGCACGTGCTGAGCGTGAGCACTTGCGGTCGCCGCTGTCGCTGATCGTGGTCGACCACATGCACATCATGGGCAGACCGCGAAAAAATGACGTTTCCGAGCTTGGCGAAATCAGCGCAGGTCTGAAATCGCTATCGAAGCGGCTCAGTGTTCCGGTGGTCGCGCTTGCACAGCTCAACCGAGGCAACACCCAGCGCACCGACAAACGCCCGACCATGGCCGACCTGCGCGGGTCTGGCGAAATCGAGCAGGACGCCGACGTGATCTTTTTGGCGCACAGGGAGGATTACTATCATCTGGACGATCCGAGCCACGAAAAAGATCACTGCATTGAGTTGATCATCGGCAAGGGCCGCAACATGCCTTCCGGCAGCGTAGTTCGTTTACTTGAGCGTTTTTCGCACATGCAGGCGCTTGATTGGGACGGGAGGACAAGGACACGAAGCGAGATAAATAATCAATCAGGCAAAGGCGTTTTGCCATTCGGCAGCAGGAAATAACCAAACAGGTGAAAAAATGAGAATCAAATGCGGAATACAGTCAGATTGGAAAGTGGAGCTTGACGACGCAATGAAACGGATCGACCCTGAGACATTCAAAAAGCGCGAGATTGTTGAAAACGCTATTTTCCATACAATCAAAAAGCATGGCCCGATTTGCTCGCAAGAGGAAGCCTATGTTGCGTTGCATAACATGAAGACGACATTTGAAAAGCACGAAATCACATTCTGCGCAAAATCGCTGTGGCGGTTTATTGGCGCAATGATTGAAGAAGGCAAGCTGATAAGGCGAGAGTATTTCAAGGCGCGGCGCAAAGGTGATCGGTCATTATGTGTTGTCGAGTTGCCGCAATGAGTTCGACATTCATACTGCACGCCGGAGACACGCGACGCGAACGCGTTGCTGCCGAGTTGTCGAAGTTTCTTGCTGCGCTGTCTGAGTCGGCGTCATGGAAAATTGAAGTAAGCCAGTATCGGCGACCGCGATCATGCCCAGCGAATGCGTATTATTTTGGCGTTGTGTTGCCGACAATTGTACGTGAGAAAGGCGGCATTTCTGACGACTGGCATGAGCTGCTTTGTGGCGAGTTTTTCGGCTGGCACGCATATTCTATTGGCGGGAAAACGATGCAGCGACCGAACCGCACGACGACGCAAAACGAGCTAGGCAAGCGCGACGTTCTCGACACGATGGCGTTCTGGAAGTTTGTCGAGTTCAGTCGAGACATGGCCGCGCAAGGCGGTGTCTACGTGCCAGGTCCGAACGAATGCTAGTCGAACAATCAGACATGTTTTCCGTAAATCAAGTTCCGCGCGTGTGCGATTGCTGGATAGGCGATGGTGTCGTGCTCTGCGACAATCCAGACTTGTGCCGAGCATTGGCAGCAAGGCATGACGCGGAAGGCTGACCGGTTCGCAGGGATACCAAGCGCAGCGAACGCGCTGTGTTATGCAACATGGATACAGCGCCGCGTTGAGCCTAGACAATGGCCTGCAGCGTTGCTTGACGTACCGGAGCAGCACAGGCACGAAGCCGAGACATACCTACGCGGGATCGCCTCACGGATGCGCGTCATCATGGGGATTTCACAGTGACAAGATACTCGACGCTGCCAGCAGCTCACGAACTTCCACGGCAATCGCTGAACATGCTCAGAGCAAAGCAAGGCTTGCCGCCGCTGTGTTTCAACCGAGACAAGTTTGATTCCTTCGTTGAGGTTCAAGACGGATGGACAAGGGACGGAAGGAAAAAATACGTTGAAGTGCCTTTTGCAATGTCAAACGACTGCAAAGCGTGGGATGTGCGTGGCGGTGAGAATCCCGAAAATCCGGCAGTCGATAGCGTTCCGGCTGTCGATGGGTGGCGATGCTTCGGTTGCAAATGGTTGCCAGACGATCCGAGAATCATGAAAAAAGTCAGGGAGTCTGCGAAATGAAGCGCGCAATCGGATCGCCAAGCGCATCGGATAGATTGCGGTTCGCAAAAATCCACGACATAGGCTGCATTGCGTGCCGGTTGAACGGGCACTATCGCGAGCCGTGCGAAATCCATCACCTGAACATCGGCGGCAAGCATGGCGCGCCTAACCTAGGACACGATTACACGATAGGTCTGTGTGCTTGGCATCATCGCGGCATCTTGTCGCCATGGAAAGATGAGCAAACGATGGAGTTCGAGCGCGGGCCATCGTTCGCGCGGTCGCCGTCTGCGTTCCGCGAACGAGTCTGCAGGCAGTTGAGAGGAACCGACTGCGATGCGCTGTTGCTGCAATATCAAAACCAACCGATAGGGGAGTGACGTGATTGAATACAACGACATCTTGCATGTTTGGGAGCGACTGAAATCAATCGAAGGGTATAGCGGTCGGCCTGTTTACATAGATCTGCGAGTCGTCCCAAATGTTCTGCGCGTAGGTCATGCGCAACTGAGGCCAGGATTCAAGGTCAGGATTGTTGGGTATTACGACGCATTTACCGACCTGCAGGATTTTGTTGAGGACGTGCGATCAGTGGAGGCCGAAAATGCAAATTGAGCTGCCGTGGCCGCCGTCTGTCAATCACTATTGGCGGCACCTGTCGCGCGGGAAGCTGGCAGGTCGAACACTTATCAGCGAGCAGGGCCGAGAATACCGCGATGAAGTTGCGCATGCGGTTCTGTCGCAGATCGGCAACCGAACGCTGCCGCTCAACGGACGCCTGAAAGTCTGGATTCGAGCCTATCCGCCTGACAGACGCCGCCGTGACTTAGACAATCTTCCAAAGGCGATCTTTGACTCGCTGACGCACGCTCGCGTTTGGCCCGACGACAGCAATATTGACTGGATGCTGATTGAGCGGTGCGAAGTTTGCTCAGGCGGTCTCATATCCATCGCAATCAGCAAGATCGAGGTCGAGCCATGACGCAGACGCACACGTTTTGCGAGTACGTCAGGACGAGGCTTGGATCATGGGGCCATCACTTTGCGCTGCACCGTGACTGCGAATACCTTGGACACCAGTCGCGCAACATGCTGCAAGTGCTGATCGACCATCGTGGCGAAATGCCACCGCGCGCAACAGGATACAAGCCGCTAGAAGTCGATCCGCTGGCGTTGCAGGTCGAGCAGATCGTCACAGACCTAGCAATGATCCGTGTCAATGCCGCCATCGTCCTGCGTGCGTGGTACTGCGGTCGCGGTCGCGTCAGGCATGAGCGGTACGACACCGCATGCGAAATGACGCGGAGTATCGTTGGAAAAGACCTGAGCCAGCGGCAGTACTACACGCTGCACGATATAGGGTTCGCTCACGTTGAGGGCGCGCTTTCTGCGATTGCTAGGGCATAGTCGCCGCATGCGTTCGTCGGCTGATCTCTGACGAGGCATTGCGTTTGCGCAAAAAGTAAGGCAACATTTAGGCAAGCTGGCGAAGTTGCCAGCAGAAACTAGGCTCGCTTCGGCGGGCCTTTTTTGTTTCCGACCAAGCGCGCGAGTGGTCGAACGCGTCAGCTCGGCGCATTGCGCTGGCTGTCGAAAACCGCCGCAGTCGGTGCGCGTGCTTCCCGCGTCGCGGGCGGCTGTCTTCTGGCCGATTCTCCCA